ATGGAGCGCGCGCGCCAATGGACCGTGAGGCAGGTGCATCACGCGTCCATGCGCGAGCTCAACTGCTTCCTGACGCTCACGTACTCAGACGAACATCTTCCGAAGGATGGTTCGCTCAACCCCTATCACCTAACAACCTTCCTGAAACGGCTGCGCTACCTGTGTGCCAGGGACACACCCGGACATCTCATCGAATACTTCGCGTCCGGCGAATACGGCGACGATCTTGGGCGCCCGCACTACCATGCAAATATTTTCGGCATGGACTTTCAGGACAAAAAACTATGGAAAAAGACGGCGACGGGGAACGATATCTACACCTCCGATGCGCTTACAAAACTCTGGCCCCATGGCTGGGCCACTATCGGGGCACTGACGCCCGAATCAGCGGCCTACTTGGCGCGCTACACGGTCAAAAAAGTGTACGGGTCCAAGGCGAGCAAGCACTACACGCGCGTGGACCCCGAGACGGGGGAAATTACGCGGCTGCGTGGCGAGTTCATCCGGATGAGCCTGAAGAGGCCTATTGGCAAAAACTGGCTGACCGCCTTCAAATCTGACGCGTACCCGTCCGACTTCGTCATCATCGGAGGTCGGAAACACAAACCCCCGCGCTACTATGACCAACAACTTTCTGAGGATGAGAGGGCACCTATCAAGGAAAATCGCAAAGCGTTTGCCAAGCAGTCGAAAGACAACACTCCCGCAAGACTCGAAGCGCGAGAAAAAGTGAAACTCGCGCACATCAAACAACTAAAACGAGGACTCGATGATTCTTAACGTCTATGCAATCTATGACATCAAGAGCAAGTTCTACAGCCGCCCGTACTACTGCATCAACGACGGGGTGGCAGTACGATCTTTTTCCCAACTCGCTAATGACCCGGCTTCCGAACTCTGCCGGCATCCGACGGATTTCACGCTGTTCCGTCTCGGAACTTACAACGACGAGTTGGGTTCATTCCACAACGAAGAGCCGCCAGAGAATCTCGGACTCGCGGCGTCGTTCAAGACTTCAACCATGGAGGTAAACAATGCACCGCAATCCTAGCGTCATGAAGCACACCTTCAGCGAAGTGCCGAAGGCCGAAATTCCGCGCTCGACGTTCGACCGCTCGCACGGTCACAAAACGACGTTCGATTCGGGCTACCTCATTCCGTTCCTCGTGGACGAAGCGTTACCCGGCGACACGTTCAACTGTTCCAGCACGATCTTCGCGCGCCTTGCGACGCCGATATTCCCGATCATGGACAACATGTACCTCGACACGTTCTTCTTCGCTGTCCCGCTGCGGCTGCTGTGGGACAACTGGCAGAAGTTCAACGGCGAGCAGACGGACCCCGGTGACAGCACCGACTACGTCATTCCGCAAATTGAAGCGCCTGTCGGCGGCTACGCCGTCGCGTCTCTGTCCGACTACATGGGCCTGCCTACGGGCATCGCAGGCTTCGAACATTCGGCGCTCTGGCATCGGGCCTATAACCTCATCTGGAACACGTGGTTCCGGGACCAAAATATGCAGGACTCGCTGCCTGTGCCGCGTGGCGACGGTCCGGACGACCCGGCAGACTTCGTTCTGCAGCGCCGTGGCAAACGCCACGACTACTTCACTAGCGCGCTGCCGTGGCCCCAGAAAGGCCCCGGCGTGACTATTCCGCTCGGCACTTCCGCACCCGTCGTGTCGGACGGCACGGGGGTGACGTTCCGCAATCCAGCTGACCCCGCCGATGTCCAGTTCGGCGGCGACGGGACTACGGGCGCTGTCTATTCGCTCGCGATGTCCACGGGCGTGGCGAAGTTCGGCGCAAACACTGGCCTCGAGACTGACCTCACCGCGGCAACCGCGGCGACGATCAACTCTCTTCGTCAGGCCTTCCAAATCCAGAAAATCTTCGAAAGGGACGCGCGTGGCGGTACCCGATACACGGAAATTCTCAAGGCGCACTTTGGCGTCACTAGCCCGGATGCACGGCTTCAACGTCCGGAATATCTCGGTGGAGGAAGCACTCCGGTCAACATTGCGCCTATTCCTCAGACGAGTGCGACCGAATCTGGTGGTGCCTCTCCCCAAGGCAACCTTGCGGCAATGGGCACCGTCCTATCACGGAATAACGGTTTCACGATGTCGTTCACGGAACACTGCGTGGTCATCGGATTGTGCGCGGTACGTGCTGACCTTACGTACCAACAGGGACTGAACCGGATGTGGTCGCGCCGCACTCGGTTCGACTTCTACTGGCCCGCGCTCTCCCACATCGGCGAACAAGCCGTTCTTCAAAAGGAAATCTTCTGTGATGGGACATCCGGCGACGAAACCGTATTCGGCTATCAGGAACGCTACGCGGAGTATCGGTACAAGCCGTCGATCATTACTGGACTCATGCGTTCCTCGGCACCGCAAAGCCTTGATGCGTGGCACCTCTCACAGGATTTCGCGACGGCGCCGGTACTCGACGCTGCTTTCATTCAGGAGAATCCGCCGGTCGATCGCGTCATTGCGGTCACTGACGAGCCGCAATTTATAGCGGACTGCTACGTCTCCATGCGATGCGCCAGGCCGATGCCCGTCTACGGTGTGCCCGGGCTCATTGATCACTTCTAAAATGGCCGACGAAAACATGTACTCTGGCGCGGCCTCGGGGGCCAGCGTCGGGTCTTTCATCTCTCCCGGAGTCGGGACCGCCATCGGGGCCGGAGTCGGCCTCATTGGCGGTCTCATCTCAAACAGTTCCTCCGCGAAGCTGGCGAAAAAAATGCAAAAGCGCCAGATGCAATTCGAGGAACGGATGTCCAACACCGCACACCAGCGCGAGGTCGCAGACTTACGGGCTGCAGGCCTCAACCCCATCCTGTCCGGCACTGGCGGGATGGGGGCTTCTACTCCAACGGTATCCGGATCCGCTCCCACGATGGCAAATGTGGGCGAGTCCGTTGTCAACTCCGCGCAGAAAGGAGGTCGCCTCGGCGCGGAGGTCGACGCACTTCAGGCGCAAGCCAACGCCGGCAACATGACGGCGATGAACCAGCAAGCGGAAGCGCAGCTGAAACACGCCGCCTACCCGGAAGCGCAGCGCATGGCGGCGGAATGGGCTGACCCGAAAAAGGGGCCAGACCTTGCGAAAGCAAAAATCCTCAACCAATACGGTAAGATCAACACGCTCGCGGGTTCTCTCCTCGGGCATGGCTCCGATGTTGTCAACTCTGCAAAGGACTTCGTATCAAGCGGCTTCGAGAAAGCCGACAAGTGGTTCTCTGATCGCGTGAGCGAAGCGGAAGGCGTGAACAACGCAAAACGCCTCAATGACGCGATGGACCCACGCAATTACAAATCACCAACAGCATCACATCCGGACTCTTACGAGTCCAAAAAACTCCGGGGCTACATGTCCCCGAGAGGTCACAAATGGTAGGGGGTTCGGGGGGCGCCTAGCCCCCCGTTCTCTTACTAGCACTCCGCAATACATCTCAAAAAATCCAACCTATCTTTTCTCTCACTACTCCACCAACCTCAAAACCAAACAAACTCAAAAACCAAAACCAACATGTCTAACAAACAGCCCAGCAACTCGCAGCAATCCACTACTCTCACCACTCCAACAAACCCTGTGGGCAGGTCCCCGGCCCTCCAGCCGGGGGGACCTGTCCATCAGGGAAACAAACAGTTCTTCACGGCGTATTCGCCCAAACGAAGAACGCAAATCCGCTTCCCGACTGAGGGGCGGACAAAGCAATCCTTCAAAGCGGAGTGCGATATCAACACCATCATGGCCCGTTACATGAAAACGGGCCTCCTCGATCACGTCCGTCAGGGCGTGGCGCAATATCTCGATGTCACAGGCGCGGACTTTCAGGACGCGCAAAACCTCGTGGCTGGGGCGCAGTCCATGTTCCATGCGCTCCCCAGCCACATCCGAACGAAGTTCGACAACAACCCGCGCGACTTCCTTGCGTTCATGGAAAATCCGGCAAATGCCGAGGAAGCGCGCAAAATGGGCCTCCTGCCTGTCGAGGCCCCTTCAAGCACCCCCCCTACCGAGGGGGGTGCGAAAACGCCGCCTGCGCCTTCTACGCCAGCGCCAGCGGCATCCAAACCGGGGGGGGACACTCCACAAACGCCCAGCGTTTGACGACCATATAACTTCTTGGTATATATGGTCTAGGTGACAGGGGTGAATCTAATCAAACTCTTAGCGCTGTTTTTTCTCACAAAAGGAGAACCAAATGTTCAGAGCCAAAATGTCTCGGTCCGGGTCGCGGAAAAACTTCACGAAACACGCTGTCAAGCACCACAAGAAAAACTTCAGTGGGAACCCGATGCGCGGCGGCATCCGCCTGTAAATGCCCTGCTACCACCCTCTCCCGGGGTACATGACTCCGTACCTCGGGGAGAATGGCAAGCCTGTCTGGAAGCACTCCCGCTCGAAAAAACTCCTTGACCCGGTCAAGGTCCCCTGCGGCCGTTGCGTCGGCTGCAAAATGGAGCGCGCGCGCCAATGGACCGTGAGGCAGGTGCATCACGCGTCCATGCGCGAGCTCAACTGCTTCCTGACGCTCACGTACTCAGACGAACATCTTCCGAAGGATGGTTCGCTCAACC